TTTGCTATCAACCTTTTGATTGACTGACTTGATTCAAGCCTTCCGGATTCTGCGTCACTCATGCGTCCCCTCTTCAGCCACACGGCGTGAGGTGACCAGGGCAAAAAACAGCACACATCGAAGGCATTCAGGTACGGGTCCGGCAGGGCCGGCAAGGAAATAGTCAGGCGCGCCAACGCCAACGGGCGTGAGCCTTGATTACGCGCATCAAGAGTTTGCTGACAATCGTCACGGAAGGGGTCTCATCGGTACGTTTCGGGACATTAGCGTACCGAATCAGCCGGTGCAATATGAAAGTACCGGGCGGAACCGATTGATAAGCCGTCAAAGGCTCGAAAGAGGGCCGCGCCTCCTTGCGGAGGCGGGATTGAGGCAGGGGCACGATGGCCTAGGATGAGGAGCCGAAAGGAACATCAATGCGCAATCTCGCGCACATAGGCTTGGCAGGCCTTCAAGGCGATCAATCCTTGATCGCCGTAATCGGTGATGGCGACAATTCGTCCAGCAGCCGCTGGGTCAAGTTCGCCTCGCGAGCTTCCATGAACCATGCCGCTGGCGTCGGCGGCGGCTGGCATTGCATCGCCAATGGAAGGGCTGGCGAGGAGGACTGACAACCGCAGATCAGCAGTAGCCAGACGGTCGCGCAAACGGGCTTGAGAGGTCTGTGCATCGCTCAACTCCTTGTGAATGGTTGTGTCGCTGTCGTGCAGACGAACCTCCAGCGCCCGCCTTCGGGACTGTTCGGCGTTCTGCCAATCGATCACCGCCAGTGCCGCCTGCTCGCGCTCGCGCTGCCAGGTCAGCTGTTGCGCGGACAGTTGCAGGCCATAGCGGGTCGCCTGCCACGTCCAGGCAACCCACATGCCCAACCCCGAACCCAGCACGAACGCCAGGATCAGGAAGCGCACCTCCAGCGCTTTCATGGCAGCACCTCCAGCGCCCGCTGATAGAGCGCTTGTCGATCCGCCAGGCCATTGGTGCCACCGTTGATGCGCCGGGTGATCATCAGAAAGTCGCCCTTGTCAGCGAGCACATTGAGGTTGGCCCGATCCCAGAACCACGCGGCCGACATGGCGGCGTGGTCTGGCTGTTCGAGCAGTTGCGGCTGGCCAAGCAAGTCCAGCCCGAGCGCCTCCCCGCACGCCTCATAATTCGCCCGCCCCGTCACCTGAATCAGCCCACGGCCCCGATACAGCTGGCCGTCGCCATCTGCCTCTGACGTGTTGCCCAGACGCAACGCCAACTGCCCGGTGTCGTACTTCGCCAGGTAGCTGTCGCCACCCAGCTCGCGCACATAACGAAGCTGCCCGGACTCATGCCCGACCTGGGCGATGAACCCGGCGATACGCAGGCGGGTGTTAATGGAGTAACGGGTCATGGCGATGTTGAGCGCAGGAACGAAAACGCCGGCTTGAAGGCCGGCGTTGGGGAGGATTTGTAGTAGTTGTTGCTGGTTGATAGGCATGGGTCATCCTATAGAGATTGCTGGACTGAGCTGCCCCCTAAGGCGATAGAGCTCTCCCGTTTAGAAGCAAAATGAGGGGCGGACAAAACAACGCCCCCTCAGGATTCGGGTAGTTCGCTTGCACTTACGCCCATAACGGCTTCACTGTTTCGCTTAAATTGCAGGTAACGTTTGTCGGTATCCTCGACCAGCGCTTGATTGGGGTACTCGGTGTCATCCTGAGCGCAGGCGAACACCGCAATAATGGTTTTACCATCTTTGGAAAATTGTACATGGATCATGGATCACCTCAGAATTTATAGCCGCAAATGTTGACTGCACCTTCTTTAAAGCTGCCTGAGAGCACACCTGTCGACCAAAAGATCGTTTGGGCAGTTATCACCTTCAGGTTGGAGAAAGATCCCGTCGCAATATTTTGAATTGTCTCTGACATACTATTTCCGGCCACCTGCTGGAAACCAATACCTGACGCAGAGGAAGTAACCGTTATCGCGGCATTGGCGGTGTTGACTCCAGCTATTGCCAACCATCCCGTGACCGCTTTTGCCGATAGCGGAATAACGGAGGCAAGGCTTAAAGACTTGGCGGCAATCGGCACTGTCGTCGCAGCCACCTTCTCATAGTTAAAGCTCACCTCTCGCCCTTCCATAAAACCGATCAAAAACAGTGAATTCTTAGTTCTCCAAATACTCACTAACGCGGAAGCTGTAAAACCGGCTGGCATATTCCCTCCGGTATACACCTCGCCTGCAGCCGTCGAAGTAGCATCAGTGCCCAGCAAGGCCGACACGCCGGTGATCGGGTTGTAAATTGCATAAATAGCAACGAAACCGTTAGCCGGTGCAGCACCTGTGTCCATGCCTCCGATCCCAACTGCGGTCAGATTGATAGTTTTGTTAAATCCACCCAGCCGATACCCCATCCCCCCCAAGCTGGTCTCAACAACCAACTCATCCGCCGTGATCGTTGCGGAAGCGGAAGCACTGACCACACTCATGATCAAATTGCGGGCGCTGCCTACGACCGTGGTGGGTACCAGGCCAGGATCATCGATCGACGCAGCCTCACGCCAGCCAGTCCAGATGTTACTTGCCTGCGTGCGCCAGAACTTGCGGCTACCTAGCCCCAATTGAGTGGCAACCTGCAGGCAACCGCCATTGTTGTAAGGGATGACCTCCACAGAACTGTTGGTCGGCAATGGCTGGTTAAGCGTTGTCGGACTGGTGCGATACCAGCCGCCTTGAACAACGAGATTGAGGTCCGTTACCAACACACTGGTAGTTGTACCCAAACCCAGTGCAGTAAGAGCAGCCTGTACAAATGCAGTGTTTGCAATGGATAAATCGTTGTCGCCGGGCACGGCAGTAGGAGCCTTCGGGTCCCCCGTGAAGAGAGGAGAATCAATCCCCGCTGCCTCAGTGATTTTGCCACGCTTGGTGATGTAGATCGCATCAGGGTTAAAAACAAGCTCAACCCACTCCGCCGCATTGAGCTTCAAAGTATTGCTGCCAGCACCGTATAGAGAGATGACCTCGGCACCGTTGGCCTTGATAGTTGCCGCTCCTGGCGATGCGTTATGAAAGGTTATGGACTTACCCACCACTACGTTCGCCTTGGGAGGCAAGGTTAGCGTGATACCCCCAAGGTTGATTCTGTGCCAATGCCCCGCTGCCCCGGGCTGAAGCGTCTCGGATGCGGTATACCCGAAACCGGCACCTCGATAGGCCTGTCTGACCTGTGAACCTATCTGCGTTATAGCCGCAGCAAGCTGGTCTGTTCTGTTTTCGTCCGGCAGTTCGCCACCAGCAGCCATGGCATTCAAGATCTCCTGCGTCACCGAGTTCCCCCATGCCGCCGGAATCAGCGAACCCGGCGTGCCGGTAGTCGGGTTTTCATCTACAAATTTGCCGCTGACCAAGCCTACGCTTGGCACACTCTTGGGATAATCCACATTGTATTCCTCAGTTGAAATTAACGAATTCGACGCTGTGCGCCGGTGCCGCTCGACGGATCAAACACTCGATGGCGAGACCGGGGTTGACCCCGAAACGCTCGCCCCAGTAGCTGGCCCCGAAGCGTCGTCCCAGCCGCTGACGTCCGCCGGTGTTCAGGGTCCACATGAATTGCGCGCTCCAGGTGCCAAAGTGCGCCTGACCAAAACGCGAACGCCCCATGCGGGGTGTTCGGTGTTCGGTCACGGTGGCATCGGGGTAGCCCTGGCTGACGGCAATGTCGATGTAGAACCCTGCGTTCTGCCCTCCCACGGCTACCAGCCGCTGGCGTACTGACAGCCGGCGGTCGGCGAACAGGGGTTTGAGCCCGAGGCACGGGTCGGGCAGGTTCATGACCCGCTCCCAGTCCGGCACCAGTTCGCTGACGGTGGCGGGGTCCATCTCGTTGAGCAGGTCGAACGCGCGGCCATCGATGCGTGCGAACTCGCGGGACAGGCCGGTAATGACCTGTTGCAGTTCCGGCACCCGCTCCGGGTCCCAGGCGGGGCCGGGAGGCAGCAGCGCTTGCAGTTGCCCGGCGTAATGCTCGGCGGTTCTTATGACGACCATTGGATGCCCCCAAACGTGAGCAACTGATTGGCGGCCGCGGTGACGTTGGCGACTGGCGAAACCAGTACATGATCGGTTTCGCCTGCCGCGCGGCTGATGGCCTCGGCGATGTGCGTCAGCAGCAGGGTTTCACCCAGCCCACCCTCGCGGTTGTGCAGGTCCAGCAGTTGCGCCTCGACCGCAGCGCGCACCGCAGAGGTATCGGGTGTAAGCCTGATCGTGTAAACCACCGGCTTTTGCACCGGCGCCAACACATACACATCGGCGGTAACCGGGCGCAGCGGCTCGATATAGGCCGCCATGTCGGCCAGTTGCCCGGCATCGGGAATCGGATCGGCGTCATCGTCACGCATGAAGAACACCGCGACAGTGCCCGGCCCCAGGTAACGACGCACGCACCAGGCGCGGGTCACCCCCGGCAATTCCAACGCCCAGGTCACGTAATCATCCTGATTGCCGCCATGGGGGATGACGCGATAGGAGCGCACCACACGCGCTCGCAATGACTCAATGCTTTCCTGCGCGATGCCACCGACCAGACCGTCCCCGGTCACGATGAACGTACTGTCGATGCCTTCGACGGGCTGCACGGCGGTCATCACCAGACCGGCATCGGCATTACCGAGAATGCCTGCGTCCACCGCTTCGACCGTGGTCGTGTTGTTGCCCGCAACCGTGGTGACACCTTTTGTGACACGGTAGAAGCGTCCGTCACTGAATTGCAGCACGGTGTCCACATCCAGCACTGCACCGGCCGCGGCGGTAAAGCGCACCGAGCCACTCGCGGCCTGTGCAACCTTGCGTGGCTGGCGCAAGCGCAGAATGGCTTGCCGTTCGAGGGTGTCCTCGTCGGCGGTGTCCGGCAGAATCTGGTCGGCGATCCAGTCCTGATAGCCGTACAGCCCGTAGGCTGCACCACTGTGTGCGCGCGACAGTACCCGAGCATCGGACTGGCGCAGCGCTTCGTCGGCGAGGTCGACCTGGGTTCGGTTGATCAGCGCCGGTAACGTAGGCGTTTCAAACGGCATAAATCACCTGCCACTGTTCAGAGGGGTTGAAGCGCACGATCTGGCCGTCAGAAACGACCAGCTCGACGCCCAGGTTCAGGCGATTGCTCTGAACCTGTTCGGTAAGGATGTTGATGTGCTTGACCTGACCATCGTCGACCAGCCAGCCGAGCGCTTCGCGAGCGTAGAACTCGGCGTCGCGCTGGGTCTGCGCGGTCAGCCTGACCCGGCGCAGCAGCCACAGCCTGGAGCCGATGCGGTCATTGGCCTGCGCCGGATAGGTATCGCCCCACCAGCCAAAGCGTTCGGCATCGTCGAACGGATCGTCCGTTTCGGCGCGACGCCAGGTGAACAGGCTGATGACCACCGAACGCAGTAAGGAAGCCTGCAAAGAGCCTTCAATGATCATCCGGCACCTCCAACGGGCGGTCCGCTCTGGCCGTTACCGCCCTGCACGTTGCCATGCAGATGGCTGATCTGGCTGATGCCTCCGGCAAGCTGGTCGCCCTGGGAGACGATTTTTCCGGTCTGGGTGATCTGCGGCGTGTCGAAATTCACGGCCACTGACGCCTTGATGTTCAGGGTGCCGGTTTCGATGTCGATGACCTTGCCGCGCTTGAGGTGGACCTTGTCGCCCTCGTCGGTGTAGATCGCCACCTCGCCCGATTCCAGTCCTTTAAGGCGATAGCGACGGTCGGCCACTACCAGCAACAGACCGTGCGAACGATCGCCGCCGATAAAGGCGGCGATGCCTTCGGCGCCAGCCAGCGGGTTGCTGGTAAAACCGTAGGGTTCGAAGTGCTCCATGTCGTCCTTGACCTCTCCGGCGGTGAGGCGCATTTGCAGCGCCTGCATTTTGCTGCTGGCCCTGGCGAGCACCACCGTGCCGCGCACCAGCATGCGATTGAGTAAGCTCATGCGGTTGTTTCCTCGTCGATGGGCAGCAGCCAGGAGTAAGCGTCCTGATTGACCTGCACTTTGCTGCGCTTGTTGGGATCGCCAGGCTCGGACTGGAAACCTTCAGGCGGACCGACCACCAGGGTGGTGGTCGTGCCTTGATCACTCAGCGAGTAGGTCACGGCTGAAATCAGCATGTTCCTGCTGGTAAAGCCGATCACCGGGTCCACCACCTGCACCATGGTGTTGTGTCGCCAGAGCGCACCGTTGGACTGCCGCCAGCCCTGCACCTTGTAAGTGGTGAGCAACGCTTTGCCCGCCCGTTGACCGCGCTCCCAATTGGCGCGGCTCAGCGCAAGCTTGGGTGTGATCGGGGCGTCCTCATGAACGATCAGTACACGAAGGCGCTTTTCATGCGCGGGATCGTCATGCCGGGGATCGGTTACTTCGGCTGAGACTTCGGAAGCGTCCTTGCCGAATGTCGTGTCATTACCGGCCTGCTGACCAATGACCCGGTACTCGGAAAAAAGCCCGGAGAAATCCCGCGCGATGCTGGCGCTCAACACGTTCTTGCCGAGTTCGAGCGCGTCTGCGGTCTGCCCTCGACTGCCCGGCCTGGCCAGCACGACGTTGCCGTACTCGTCATCGGTGGAAAAAATCCGGAACAGGGTCAACAGCCGGTCGATGGATTTGAATACGGTTTCGGCAGGCTCGATGGTGTGATCAGCCATTTTCGAGGTTTCCGGTATTTCGCTGATCACCGCTAATTTATAAGGCGCCGCCAGCGCCTCGACGATCTTCAGCACCCCGACACCTTTCCACTGGCTCGGCTTGTTGATGGCCGAGCAGTCAATCAGGTCGGCGGTTTTCGAGCGGCCGGAAATCTTCAGTGTGACCTGCTTGCCGTCATAGCTGATCGGCGCGGCAAACACCCAGCCGGTCAAAATCAATTCGCCGCCGATACGCACTTCGCAGGCTGCGCCGGGCGTGATCGGATGCGACACTTCAGTGCCCGGCCACTGCCAGGTAATGCTCACGTCAAAGCTGCGTGCCTGCCGCTCGATTCCGGCAGAGATTTCCACCGTCTTCCAACCGGCATAGTCGTGCTTGTCCACCGTCAGGGTGACAACATTAGGGTCGATCATGGGTCACTCCTGAGCAATCTTCAGCGTGCCGGGTGGCACGAAACCGGGATGGGCAAGCCGGTTGCGCTGGACGATTTCCAGCGCCCGGCTGGCGTCGCCGAATCGGCGATAAGCCAGCACCAGCGCCGGCAGCGGTTCGGACACCTTCATGTCCACCAGACGCACACCCGATGCCGCCACCGCGTTGAGGTGCCTGATCAGTGCCTGACGCACTGTATTCAGTGCCAGGTAATGTTCAGGGTCGGCTTTCAGCGACGCCTCCCAGATGGCCGAACTCAGCGTGTCCCGCAGTTCGATCACATCATCGGCAACCGGCACGTCCACGCGTTGCAGCGCTTGCGTGACCTGTTGATCCAGCGAAGGCACCACCGTGAGCGGCGTGACGGTCGTTGCAACCGGCATGCTCGCGACGATTCTCGCCACCTTGACCAACAGCGCATCCTGAACCAGGTTGGCAGTGGCCTGAGCTGTCACCCCGGTATCCTGCCCGCTGCTCTGATTGACCAGATTGATACTGGACACCGCCTCAACCTGTTGCGTGGCCTCGGAAATGACCGACCGGTAATCAACTGTTTCAACAGAAGACACCCCGCCGTTGCTGCCGGACCGGGCTGCCGTGCTAATGGAAGCGCCGGAACCGGATGCCGAGCCGGTGGACGCGCCGCTGCCACTGTTGCCGCTCGCAGAACTACCCGTTGAACTACCGCCGCCCGAACTGGCGGAACCCGTTCCTGTGCTGGCCCCGCCGCTACTGCTGGTCCCGTTTGCTCTTCTGGAACGACGACTGTCGCCGTCGAAACTGGCGAAGAACGTGGTAAACAGCGTGCTGACGGTCAGCGGCGCGTTGACCAGCGAATGCACCAGTGCGGCGACATCCGAATAGATCGTCATGAACGGTGCAAACTGCCGCTGGATAGTGGCGAATACGCCAGACAACGCACTGCGCAGCGCCTGAATGTTGATACGCACGGCATCCACAGTCGCCATCACCAGACGGTAACGCCTGAGCGCCGAGTCCAGCAGACTCTCGGATGCCCCCAATAACAGTCGTCGGGTGTTGAGCGTGGACACCGGAAACTTGAGCGGGTTGGCCGGGTAGAACTTCAGCTCCAGCCGTACAATCCCGCCTTCCGCCAGGTTGTGCGTGATGCTGCATTCCCCAACCTGAACCTGCATGCGGCCCAGCCACGGATGCACCAGTTCGCCAGCGCCTTCTTCTTCCAGCGCCTGCAGCAACTTGTCCCGTTGTTCGAAACAGTCGCGACCGACAATGAAAGCCGTCAGCGTGTGAACCTGCGACTGCTTGCCCAGCGACTCGAAGTACGGCTCGTCACGTTGTGGAAATTCATGCAACTGCCCCTTGCGGCCCACCGGAACAACGGCTTTTTCAATGAAAAAACCGATGCCCCGGAAAGACGCGGGCAGCAGGCTGTCACGCCATGTACTCATGATCCGGCTCCTGCGCCGAGGGTTCGATAACCGACGTTTGGCGATATCGTCAAACCCGGCTGGTTGGTTTGTACGGGGCCCGGACGCATACCCGCAGGCGCGTTTTCGAAGCGAATGTTGAGCTCGCCTTCAAGCCGCGGGCCGGCCCCCGCAACACCCTGTTGCAGCAACAGGCTGCCGGGAGCAGGCAGGTTCGGCGCGCCAAGCAACTGACTGGTCGGCGGCACACCGGTCGCGAGGTTGAGCTGTTGCTGTTTCGAACGGCTGGCCTCAACCGCATCCGCCGCCAGAAACGCCCCCGTCCCGCCGCCCGGTCCGGCGTTGCGCTCTCGTTGCTCTTCAGCGAACTGATTGACCTTCTCGGTCGCCCGTTGCAACAGCGACTTATTAGTGTCACCGCCAAACCAGCTCATGATCGGTTCGATGAACGGCTTGATGTCCGCCCACAAATCCGCGAACCAGGTTTTGATCGGCGTCCAGTTCTCGATCACCATGCCCAGCGGCGAAAAACTGAACAGCGTTGCCAGCACATCGGTAAACGGCTGCGCCTCGGTCTTGACGGTTTCCCACAACCCGGTGAAGTACTCGGACAACGGCTGCCAGTTGGCCACGATCATGCCCAGCGGCGACCACGCGAACAGCGTCTGCAGGAAATCGAAAAACGGCGTGGCCAGCGCTTTGATCACGTCCCACAGCGCCGCAAAGAACTCGGACAGCGGCTGCCAGTTGGCTGCGATCATGCCAATGGGCGTCCAGGCGAATACCGCCTTGAGTACGTCCCACAGCGCCATGACCGGTCCGCGAATCGCCTCCCAGACCGCCTGGAAATAAGGCGCGACAGTCGACCAATTGGCGATCAGAAAACCTGCCGCCAGCGCCAGGCCGCGCACAATAAGGCCGAGCGGGGACATGCCCATCACCAGGCTCAACACCCGGGCCGCGCCTGTCGCAGCCATCACCGCGACTTGCAATACGCCGAAAGCAATCGCAGCGCCGACGACGCCCTTAATAACGCCCGGGTGTTCGGCCGCCAGTGCGGCGACCTGAGAAATCATCGGCCCGATCACGGCCATTGCTTCGTTCATCGCCGGCAGAAAAATGCTGCCGATATTGATGCCCAGACGATCGACACGGTTGGTCATCTCTTTGATGGCCGTGGCCGTGGTCTGGGAGTTGTCCGCGAACTCCTTCTCGATAGAACCGCTGTTCTGCACGCCCTCCCCGACCTTGGCCAGGTTGGACCTGAGCACATCCAGGTTGGCCAGCAGCGGTGTGATCGCACCCAGCGATTCGGCGCCGAACAGTTGCGTGATGACGTCCGACTGCTTGCCCGGGTCAACACTGGAGACCGCCGTCAGGACCTTTTCAATGGTCCCGGACGGGTCGCTCTGCATGCCTTGGGTCAGTTGATTGACGTCGAGCTGCAACGCCTCGAACGCCCCGGCTTTCGCCGCGCCGCCTTCGGTCAACGACTGCATGAAGCGCTTCATGCCGCTGGCGGCCACATCGGCCGGCACATCGACGCTGGCCAGGGTGGCGCCCATCGCCGCCAGTTGCCCGGACGCCAGCCCCGCCACCGGCCCGAGCGGGCCCATGGCAGTGACCATAGTGGCGATTTTCTTTTCCAGATTGTTGCCGCCGAGCACGTTGATCTTCTCGGACAGCGCCGCGACTTGCGGCTGGGTCATCTGAAACGAAGATCGCCACGAGGCCATCATGTCGCCCGACTCGGCCGCCGTCTGATCGAACGCGACACCCATTTTCACAGCATCGCTGGCAAACCCGGTCAGTTCTTCACGCGGTACATTGGCCTTGGCACCGGCGGCAACAATTGCCGCGATGCCATTGGCGCTTTCCGGCAGCCGTTCACTGAGGTCCAGAATGTCGGACCCCATCTGCTGAAATTGCTGCGGTGTTTCAAACGTCACTGACCGTTTCACGCCGGCCATGCTGGTCTCGAAACCGATCGCTGCCTTTACCCCGGCAATCAAGGGCTCTGTAAAAGCATTGCCCTTGATCACACCAGCTACGTCGATGTCTCCCAGACGAGAGCTTTCAAGCCTGGTCCGGAAGCCATCAACATTGTTGCGGATAGTTGCCAGCGTTGGAGACAGCTGGTCGACGCCGGTAATCAGCGTTCTGATAGTGTCTGCCATCACTCCCCCTGCAGGATCTGGTTGATGCGTTGCGCCTGCAAGATCGACTCGGTGATGATGTCCAGCTCCCTGGACATCATCAGTTCGGGATCGGTCTTCCAGAAGTACGCGAGGTCGTAAACGACGGCGATCAGGCCTTCAAGGTCGCTGATGCCGCTGCCATGAAAAAACTCGCGACCTTCCAGCTCAACGTGTTGATGTCGCACAGATCCATCTGATTGACCGACGATGGCGGGATGCCGGCGCAGACGGCGATGTACTTCGCCGCCACGTCCAGATCCAGCGACACGTCTTCGTTCTTGTCGATCTTGTACGGCAGGGCCTTGATGGCCCGCGCTTCCTGCGCCGTAGGACGTCGGAACGTCACCTGCGAAAGGGTTTCCCCATGCGCCTCGATAGGGCTGGCCAGGTCGATGACTTCACTCATTGCCAGCTCCCCTGACTGCCTTCGAATTTGAGATCGATGGCGCCGTCATCCGCTTTGCTGCTCGGTTCTTCGACCAGATAGGCGCCGGACAGCACGTAGGTCTTGCCGTTGTTGAATTCGCAGGTGATGGTCATGTCCACACCGGTGGTGAGCAGCTTGAGCGGCAGATCTGCGGTATGCAGCGCCTGGAATTTCAACCACGCGGTCTTGTCGACTTCCTTGTAGTAGCCCGGCAATACGGTTTCGCGCTTGACGTTCATCAGAGGGGCTTCGCCGCCGCCAATGATGGTCAATTGGGTGCCATCCACTTTGATGTAGCAGGTACCCGCAACTTTCTGACCCATGTTGTTTATCTCCAGAATGAAAAAAACCCGCACGCGGCGGGCTTGAAAAGGTTGGTTAGGCTTATGCCGCTTCGTCGTACTGCAAGCGGAACTGGTTGAGCAGCGCGAACACGCGCAGGCCATTGATGTAATCAGGCGGGAACATCACGTTCACGCGGCTCGGATCATTGCCGTCACGCTCGACGATCAGGTGCTGGGCGAACGTTTCGGCGTTCTCCACATGACCTTCTTCTTCAAGGCGGGCGTACTGCGCAATCAACTCGCCACGAATGGTGCTCGGCGTGATGATCGGCTGGCCGGCACCGAAGCGCGTACCATCGTTGGCCAGCTTGTGGCGGCCGTACTTGCTGGTGATGATGCCTTGCAGACGACGGATGATGAACGCCGACTGGTGCATGGTTTCGCTGTCCAGGTACGAGTTGTCAGCCTGGCCGTAAGCGTTCTTCTGATAGGTGGTGATCGAACGCTGAATGCGCACATAACCGCCTTCGTAATACGCCGTGGCAATGCCGTAACGCAGCAGCGATTCACGCTCGGTCAGGGTGAAACGCTGACTGGCTGGCGCCGGGTCCAGGCCGGGCATGGTGCCGCTCTGGGTCGGACGGCTGGCGTCGGCAGAAATGAACACCGCCGTGCGCGCAGCCAGTGCTGCGGCTTGCAGCCAGACCGGTTGCGGAACACCGTTTTCCACACCCTGAAGAGTGATGTGCTGATCGTTACGCAGTTGACCTGCCGCCACCAGCGTACCGACCGTACCGCGCTTGGCGCTGTAGACGTGACCGTACAACTGACGGGCCCAGCTCCAGCGACCGGTGCTGTCGTCCATTGCCGCTTTCCAGGCATCCAGCGTAGCGGTGTCGGTCCAGGGCATGCAGATGAACTCGAACGGTTCGTCGCCCAGCGCAGCCAGTGCCTTGAGCTGATCAGGCGTACCCACGCCGCCGGTCATGGCTGTCACTGCCGCCGTCAGGCCCGCAGGAATGACTTCGCCATTGGTCTTGCCCTGGCGATTGAATTCCAGCTGGATGTCATTGCCGCTTGCCCCGCTCCATTTGCAGGACAGGGTCAGCACACCCGCTTCGACAGCCGCGGTGATCGGCAGGTCAGGCGTGGCATTGATCTTTACCGACAGTGCCGTGGCCGCCTGGGCAGCGGTTGCGCCGTTAACGACCGTGGCCTGCACGCGCATGCCGCCGACATACAGATTCAGCAGACCGGCTTCGGTCGCAGCACCGGTGACGGTCACTTTCGCGCTGGCCTTGGCGCCTTCGGTATTGAGCAGCGGCAGGCACCAGACTTCGCCGGTGGGGTCAGCCTTGCGCCAGGTTTCATACATGGCGGCCAGCATGGAGCCCTGACCGCCGATGTTTTTCGCCAGTGCCACGCTGGGCACCAGCACCAGGGAGCCGAGTTCAGGTCCGGACACATCGTCGTTGACCTGGGCAACGATCAGACGACGCATGCTCGCCGAAGCGCTGTTGGCGGCCGAGTTGTCCATTTCCGCATAAAAAAGCGGCACGCGGACATCGGATGGAATGTTGTTAAAGCTGATAGCCATTGTTGGGCTTCCTCTTGGTTAGGCTGTGAAGGCCTGATAGGTGGTAGGGGATTGCTCGGTTTGAACGGTGATATCGCCGTCGTTCTGACGACGCTGCCACCAGGCATTGAAGGTGACCTGCCGGCCTTCGACGGGCAGCAAATCGCCCGCCTCCGGATCCGGCACAGCGCGGCCTTCGGCCGGTACTACGGTGATGCGTTGGGTCATGGTGTTACCTCTGCTGTGAACGTCGCTTCGATACGGCCATCAGGGCCGGGGGATTTCAGATTCGGGTCTGCGGGATCGACACAATCCATCTCGAGTGTGGCGCCAGTGAAACCGGGCAAACCGTCCAGATACGCTTCGTGCCAGGTTTCGGCGGGCTGATCCGAGGTATTGCGGCCCAACTGGAACTGCGCGGCAAAGCCGAAGCGATACGTCACGCGCGCACCGCTGATCTGCACCAGCGCACCGCCGGTGTATTGCATCGCGTCGTAGTCGAGGTCGGCGTTCCAGCCCACCAGTGCGCGCCACAGTTCGGCGCGAACGGCATGCAGTTGATCGCTGGCCTGCTGCCCGCGCTTGTCGTCGCCTTCAAGCACCACCACGATGTCGATCTGGTCGGTGATGTGCTGGCGAATGACGTTCTGCAGATCATTGGCCGTGGCCAGATCACCGTTGGCGATGACATAGGCCGAGGGGTGCGCAAGCTGATCGCCAAGGGCAACCGCCGCCCAGTCGATGCCGGCGCTGATCCGACCGGCAAAGGTCGGGCAGGTCGCCTGCAAATGGGCAACTATCGGGGTTATCTTCATGAGGGTTTCCGCGTGTAATGGGGTTGATCTGGCGTGGTGAGCGCGTCTACTGGCTCACCTTTTCCAGGGCTTCATCCGCCCTGTTCGCTGCGCGACTGGCAGCATGTGCCGCCTGACTGGCCATCGACGCAGCGCTCTCGACCTTGTCTGCTGCCTGAGTCGTGGTTTCGGCCAGCCTGTCCAGGCGGCGATCCCGCTTGCCCAGTGCGGCGTCATAGGCGTCGCGCACCTCGGCCAGTTGCCGGGTATGCTCGGCGTTGGCCGACCATTGCCCGGCCTGAAAACCAAGCATCAGGCACCCGGCAATCAACAACACGGCGATCAACCAGATCTCCAGCCGCCGCCACCAGTGGCGAGCAATAAAATCAATTGCGCATCTGTGCATCATTGGCACCTCCGAGTTTGGAGCGGAGCCGGGCAATTTCGGCACTCTGCGTGGTGACCTTATCGGTGAGCTGCACGATGTGGCTGGTGAGCGCTTCAATCTTGCCCTCCATCCGGCCAACCGCCGCAGCCAGTTCATTGCGCTCCCTGGCAAACTGGTCAGAACGCGCTTCAGCCTCCTTGCGCGCCTGTCGCTCGGAGTCGAGCAGTTCATTGAGACGCCGGACCGTGCCGATGTCAGCGTTGTCCATCGCCCGGTCGGTGGCGTCCCGTGAAAGAAACTTGCGCAGCCACAAAAAGCCGCCAAGCAGAATCGTGCCCGTGCCGCCCAGCCAGGTAGCTGTGCCTGGGCCTAGGTCGGTTGGGTCCATCATTACTCCGGGAATAAAAAAGGCCGCACAGAGGCGGCCAGAAAAATGTGCTTGATTAGTTGCTGAAAAACCCCGCCGAAGCGGGGTTTGAGGTGAGTCGCGATTGACCGGTTGGCGCTCGGTTGGCGCTGCCTGAAATCCTGTTTTCGGCTGCAGCCCTGAGGCGCAAATCGCATATCGTGGGACCTTTTTACCCCCCTCCGGAAAGCCTGGGAAGGGGCAGTTTCGGGGTGGGTCGAGTTTGACCGGAGTTCAACACGAGTTCGACCACAGCTGTGCAATCGCCCCGGATAAACGGTATCGGAGACCGTTTTCATATGCATTTATCCAGCCTTGCAAACGTCATCCTTGTGGCTTCTGGAAGCGCTGCGCTCAGACAGGATCGCCAGCACTTGCTGATGAAGCTTGTTGATCCAGTTGCGATAAGTGCGGTCTGCGCCTTCGTTGATACCGACCAGGCGCATCTGTTCGCGCACGGGCAAGGCTTCGACATAACGCAGGGTCGCCAGCTGAGCCAGCTCAGGCCCACGCCCTTTGGCAGGGCTGCGTGCCATCTGCGCAATCGCGGCTTCGACTTCGCTGCTTATATAGTCCATGCCGCTGCCATTACCGATCAGTGCTCGCGAACCGGGTGTGCGACGCGGGATGTAAGCGCCCCACTCCATGATCCCGGCCATCGGGCTGCTCAACCCGCCACCCAGTCCCGCACGCATGCGTTGCTCGCCCCAGTGCTGCATGACGACTTCTACTTTCTCGATCATTGTCTGTGTCCTGTGCCAATCTGCTGAAATGCCTCGCGAGCGATAAACCCGGCAAGGCTGGAGCAACAGACAATACAATCTGTATTTTTTAGAGACAACCGGCTTTTACAATATGTATATTGCCGATCACCCTACAGCCTGTATGATTCGACGCATGAACAGAAAATGGTATGAAGTCGCAAGACAGGTCATGGAAACCCAGGAAATCAGCCAGGAAGAAATGGCTGAGCGCATGGGCGTCACACCCGGCGCGGTGGGGCATTGGCTGAACGGCAAGCGCGAGCCGAAGATCGAGGTGATCAATCGATTTTTGACCGAGCTGGGCCTGCCGATCCTCGCGACGTCGATTCCCTGGCACGAATCCACGCTGGATAACGTGGCGCCTGCAGTGCAGCCCTCGCGTTTCTATCGCTATCCGGTCATCAGCTGGGTCGAAGCCGGAGGCTGGAACGAGGCTGTCGAGCCTTACCCTGCCGGATATTCCGACACCTTCGAGATCAGCGACTATAAAGCCAAGGGCCGTGCCTTCTGGCTGGTGGTGCGTGGTGACTCGATGACTGCGCCTGCCGGGCAGAGCATTCCCGAAGGCATGTTGATCCTGGTCGACACGGGGCTGGAGCCTACGCCCGGCAAGCTGGTCATCGCCAAGCTTCCCGAGAGCAACGAAGCTACGTTCAAGAAGCTCGTTGAAGACGCAGGACGCTACTTTCTCAAGCCGTTGAACCCCGCCTATCCGACATTGCCGGTGACCGAAGACTGCAAGCTGATCGGCGTCATCAGGCAAATGACGATGCGCCTCTGACGCCCGAGCGGTCTGTTCAAGCCCCGTTAATCGGGGCTTTTTTATGGGCCGTGTTCAGACGTTACCCCACATCGCGGTGGGAAAAATTTGTAGCTTGCGTGAGAAACACCCCTCAATTACTGTATGCACATACAGTAAAAAGGAGTTAACGCATGCTCAATCAGTCCCCCGGCAACTCGCAACACGACGCTTACCTGGCTCTGGCGCAACGTATTCAGGACGCTATCGCCAGTGACAAGGCCCAGATCGAACATCAAGTGCTGCTGATCAGAGAGCCTGGCGAGTCAGTGGCCCATTGGGAGCACATCGTCGATCAGATCAGCGAGGCCGAGGGCATCAGCGTGAGCCGTAACCCTGAAAACGGCACAGCACACGTGTCCTGGTACATCGACTCCCTGTAAGCGAAGCAATACAAATCGTATTTAAAATACAAACTGTATTGTCACGAGACGCTACATATCGTATTGTTTGTCTGCACCCCATTTCGGGAGTACCGACATGCAAACCACAGGGAGTCATGGAATGAACGAAATACTGGATCAACTTCGCAAAGAATTCGCCACGCCGTGCCCTTCGCTGAGCGCCGTCAGGGAGCGTTATTTTTCGCACCTGTCGAATGACCGAAATCTGCTGCGCAAGATCAATGCCGGCCGCATTGATTTGAAGGTCAACCGCACAGGCGGTACCCGGCAGGGTCATCCGTTTGTCTACCTGCACGACCTGGCCAACTACCTGAGCGGTATTGTGACCAGCAAGGCCGCGTGA